ATCACTTCCCCACATAGCTGTTACAGATACCTCACAGGCAGGTCTATCTTTATGTGGTTTTAAATCAGAGTTGTAGGTATACACTCTTGAAAAAGAATAAGTAGGCAACAGTTTTAATCCTGTTTCTTCTTGCATTCGTTTTCGTTTCTTCATTAAAAAAGCATCTGAAAAACAATCGAAATTAAAATAAGAATCTGAATTATTATTAAATAAAGCTTCATCAAAGTTAGTTGTGTTGCGTTTGTGTCTAAGTAAAAAATAATAAACACCGAAATCAATTTCTTCCTGTGTAAAGAAATTCTTAACTAATTTAAATTTAAAATCTTTTTTTAAAACATCCATGCAACTATTGAGTATCTAGGTTTTTTACTAACAAAATTAACTCTATGGGGAAACATAAAGCTACTTGGCCACATTATTAAGCGACCTACTTTTGGTTCAACTTTAAGAAATGATTTTCTTTCAATTGTATCACAAAACTCCAATTCTCCTCCTTCATAATCATTGTTTAATAAAATAATACAAGTTAAAGTTCTTGGTATTTGTGGACAATGATCTGTATGAAATTTATAAAAACCATGTTCTTCATATTTTAGAGCAGAAATATCTGTAATTCCATTTATAAGTAATTCATCGTTATAAGCTAAATTTTTTTTATAGTCTTGAAACCCATCTTTTAATCTAGAACAAATAAAATTATACCAATGAATTTTAGTTTTTGATTTTAAATCAACTAAATTTAAATCGAATACTTGTGTGTTCCTTACGTTTTTTTCAATTATTCCAGGACCTTCGGCTTCTCCTTGAACACGTGCGTCTGTAAAATTCTGTATATTTAACCAACGCAATAAAGAACCTACTACTTCTGGTCTTAAAAAATTATCCGTTATTTTTATATAGTCTTTTATATTTGTCATTCAAATATTTTTTTACTCCATATTTTTCGTTTGTACCAGTTTATAACAGTTGTTCTAAAATCAGCATATTGATATTTATCATGTTTTATACTAGAAATACTCATTTTCCAAGCATCCCTTTTAAATGGAATTACTTGTACATAAGGCAATCCTTTTTCAAATGTTTTTCTAAAAGAAGGATACTTACTTTTATTAATACATATAGGAAAATTAACTGTGGTATTAAAAGTGTCTGTATCTACAATTGCTGGTAATATGTGAAAATGATCAAATTCTCTGTGCATAGGTGGAATAAATAAACAAGAGTAACCAGGAGGGGTTTTAATTTTCCATGGATTTATTATTTTAAAAAAATGTCCCATACCATTTTTATGAGCCATAAATCCTTTGTTTCCATCAAGTTGATTTGCAGAATGAGCTTCGGCATGATTTTGCATATACTCATCTTGAGCTCCAAATTTTACACCCATCGCTGGTTTAACGTAAGTTGAAAAATAAACTGTAGTAATTCTTTTATCCGATTCTGGATCTTTCATATTAAAGTTAATTTCAAAGTCTTGAGGTATTTTTAAAAGATATCCAGCTGTTATAGAATCTAAAACAGGGATACATCCTTTTATAGTAAAGTTATTGACTTCATGTTGAGATACATTTTTATACCAATTAGGAACAAATTTTTTTGCTGGTATTGGTTCAGTACCTTTTAAAAGTAAAATAGACGGATCAGCAGAAAACTCAATATTCATAGTACATATATATGTAATTAATACATCATATGTATACTTAATTTAGGCGTATTAGTCAAAGAAAAAATATATTTTTTATATCCTTGAGTTAAAGGATAAATAGAATTATCTTCAAAATTAATTGTTTTTAAGTTATTATAATAGGTTTGCCAGTCTGTATCAGTGTTTCCTGCTGCAAAAAAATAATCTATTGATTTAAGCTCGTTGAGCTGTCTATCTTTGTAAGAACTTTTTAAACTATTAAAGACATCCACATCTACTGAGGAAGAATCTGATTGATCAAATTCATTGTTTTCAGAAATAATATTATTATTCGTATCTAAAGAAAAAAATTTTAATTCTTCAATGCATTCATTAAATTGCTCTTCTGTAATTTCTTTTTTTATAAAATTATTAAATTCAACATAAATTTTATCCATCTTTTGCATTAAAGAATCATTATTAGATAATTTAGTTAAAGTTTTTGTGTCTGGTGAAAAATATGCGTGAAAAGCCATATACAATTATCCTCTAAATATTTTCATAAAGATGAAGTTGTCCAGGTTCAGCTACACCAGCATTTCCTTCACCTCTATAAGCACCAGTCAAATCCAAAGTATTTCCAGAGCCACTGAATGTAGATGCTGTCGGTGAGTTAGAAACTGTACCAGGGTTACCTGGATTACCATTGCTACCATTAGTTGATGGTGGATTACCATTGTTACCCGCATTACCGCCGTTAACATTAAATACTGTTCCAATTGAAGTTGCTCCACCTGGATTACCTGGGGGAGGAGCTGCGTTACTATTCGATGTGCCGCCATTATTTCCTGCTGCTCCTACAGAATATGGTTGAGAAAAAGGTGCTGTCACATCAAATACATAATATCCAAATGCTCCAGGAGCTCCAGATCCTCCATTTTTATTAGTGAAGTTATTTCCTCCATTTCCTCCGCCTCCAGAGGTTGCCCAAGCAACAGCCTGTGTTGCATTTGTATTTGCAGTGTAAGTTCCAGAAGCAGGTCCATTAGATATAAATTTAGGAGTAAAGCCTCCTCCTCCTGCTGATCCACTAGCAACTGCAGTAATTCTTCCTTGAGCATCAACAGTGATATCTGCAGTTGTGTAAGCACCCGCTGTTCCACCAGAGTCTGTTAATAAGTCATCCAGTTTTGCTGCGGTAACTTGATTATCAGAAATTTTAGCGGTTGTAATTTGGTTAGCTGAAATTTTAGCTGAAGTAATTTGATTGTCAGAAATTTTTGCTGTTGTAATTTGATTGTCAGAAATTTTCGCTGTTGTAATTGCATTATCAGAAATTTTCGCTGTAGTTACAGAAGCGTCTGCAATTTGTGCAGTTCCAATAGTTCCACCTAAAGTGTCTAATGATATTTCAGTTAAGTTTGTACCATCAGAATATGCTGCGTAAATTTTTGCTGCATCTAAAGTAAATCCTGTCCCTGATACTGTTTTGATCGTTAAATTTGTTGGAGCTACTACTGCAGAACAATCAAAAATATAAAATTTTTCAATTGAGTCTGGAATAGTTACAGTGGAAGCTGTAGTTAAAGTTCCAGTAAATTTAATGACCATGTTTCTTGCATTAGAAATAGTCTTGTCTGTCATTGCAAGAGCGACAGTTCCGCCATCAGTTAAAGCGACTGCTTCATAACCAGCGATAGCTTGTTGAATAAGGTTTAAGTTGTTATTAGTATTATCTCCCCATGTACCAGCGTTTTCGCCAGTGACCATTAGTTCGAGTTTTAGATCTGTAGAATAACTAGATGCCATAATTTATAAAAATCTCCTGTAAGTATTTTACTATTGTTAAGCTGCCAAATCAACAGGTGTCCATACAACATCGGTTCCTGTATCCACCTCAGCCCATGCGATAATATTAGGTGTAATTGTATTAATTGTCAATCCAGAGCCTGTTATAGGTACATCAGCACTAGCTTGTACAGTTACCGAACCTATGGATGTAGTAGCTGAAATACCGTCTACAGTATAGGTACTAATTGGAGTAATGTTTCCAAGACTTCCTGTAATTTCAGATCCAGTTACAGATACAGTAACATCAGTAAAGGCATTTTCGTTACCTGTAGTAATAGTTAATTGTTGTCCTGTAACGGATACTACGACATCTGTAAATGCAGTTTCATTACCTATAAAAGTAGTTAAAGGTATGCCTGTTAAAGATACCTCCACATCTGTAAATGCAGTTTCATCTCCAATATTAGTAGTTAAACTTAATCCTGTTGGATAAACATCTACAGAAATATCTTCAGTAGCATCTCCTATAAATGTATTTATTGTATGTTCAGTAACATTTACATAAATATTTGCTCCAGCTTGGATATCTACTACACCTACTCCAGTACTCATTTGAAGTCCTGAAATACTTAAACCTTGAACTTCTCCTATATTAGATTGAATATTTATTCCAGTAGGGAATACATTTGCATTAGCTTGTGGTGTTTCATTTCCTGTAACAACAAATAGCTCTTGTCCTTGAACTTGAACATCAACGTCAATTTGAGTAGATACTCCGTTAATTGCGGTTTGAGCAGATACCGAACCTGTTTGTACTGAATAAGCATCTCCCCAAACTAAAGATCCCCATAGATCTCTACCCCATCCAGATCCAATTAAACCTAGTTCAGGGATAGTTACATCATTTGTACTTACTTGTACGGAAGATCCTATGACGTTAGCATCAGGGTTAGCATCAGCAAGTCCTGTAACTGCAGTTGCAGAAACTCCTTGCACAAAAACATCTACTGAAATATCTTCAGTAGCATTTCCTATAAAAGAAGTAATTAAATTTGTATCAGGAATTACAATCGAGTCAGCTTGAACAGTGACTGAACTAATACTTGAAGTGACAGAACTACCAGTGACGCTTTGGTTTATTTCATCTTGTAAACCAAATTCATTTACGCCATAATAATTTGTACCCCAAGTATTAGCCATTCCATATTATTTTCGTGTTACGATATTCTTATAATTGCTTGTGTATCGTTTGCATCAGGGAACTGAATAGTAAATGTTCCAGCTGTTGCAGTTTTATTTCCACCGAAATCTAACACACATACTGATTTACTAGATTCAGATGTGTTATAAATTAAAGCTCCTTTAGCTGTTAAAGTAACTCCAGTGAATGATAAATCGTTAAAGTCAACGAAAGCTGTTGTTCCGTTTACTGATACTAAAGCGTTCACTAATGCTCCGCCACCTGCAACATACTGTCCAGTATCTGGAACTTGTCCTGTGATACCTGCTGAGTATGAAGTAGTGTCTGCACCAATGGATGCAGTGTCATCATATAAAGCTAATTTAAATACATCACCTGTAGATGGTGTAAAGTCATGCAATCCTTGTAAAGTATCTTCTTTAAAAGAATTAGTAATTGCGTTTGTTGTAATTGCCATTTTATTTTCTCCTTATTAATTTTATTATGGTGATGGAGAAGGCACTTTAACTCGTGGCACTCCATCCGTATACTCATCTCTACGTCTTCTACCCATTTGTTGAAGAGCAAAAGCTTGTATAGCTTCATTATACTTGTCAGAATACAGTTTGTACATATCCGCTGGTCCTTTTAAGTAAGAAAAACATTCTACTAAAACACCGTATAAAAGCAAAGATTGCTGATTAGTAGATATATAAGTTGTATTTGTACTAGTAAAATGAGGTGGATATTTGATATAGTTAATTTGAACTTGTCCAGCCGCAGCTGTCGCATTAGGAGTAGGAGCAACGACAATATTATAATCGTCCCACATAGCGTAATATAAAGGAGCACCTGTAGTTCCATCGTTATTGTATTCCGAAATAAAACTTACATCTCTTTTTTCTAAAAAAGTCCTTGTACTAGAAATAATGGTTTGAACTGATCTCATAACAATTAAATCAGCTGGTAAAGACAAGTATCTTTGTCCAGAAATAAAACTAGAAGTAGCGTATTTTCTTAAATCATCGTAATCCACTTTTCCAGCGATATCTAGTTCTGTATTACTAATAAATTGATCTAATAAAGTATCCGATAACACATTAGAATCTACCTCTGTGTAACTTCTAATTTGAGTTAAAAAATTTGAATAACTAATTGCCATATTAAGATATTACTATTGTAACACTCCCTGTTGTGGTAAGTAATTGTCT